CTTCAACAGCAAAGCTGTCGTCGTACTGACGGTTCACGTTACGGGTGTGTACGAGCTGGTTCTCGAAGATTTCGAGCGCCTTGCGCGTAATCATGTCAATAGTAAGCAGTGAGTTAGACACTTAAGTCTCCTAAAAATGATTAGCGGTTACGTTGCGCTTCCCACTTCTTAATCTGTCTCATGCGCTCTGCCTCAATCCATTCCGACGTACTCATTTTCATGGAGCGTGGGTCGGTCGTATCAAGGGTCGGAGCGCTGGAGCTTTTGGCCGTGACAGGCTTAATAGGCGGGGGCGCGCTTGTTGATCGTTTAACCGGCGGATTTTCGGCAATTTTTGCCTCAATTCGACCGATTTCCTTGGCTTGAAGGAACGGACTTAAGCGGGCGATACGGTCGGCTTCTTTCGGATTGGAACCCAAGTAGTACGCTACATCGGGGCCAACATCAGATGCCTGTATCGTCTGTGCCATCACGTCTGTAATCGGCAGGTTACGGTTGTAAACGACTTGCTCGAAGTCGTCGTACTTCTCCCGAGCCTGCTCCTCACGGTCGTGATATGCCTCTACGAGAGCCAACTGTTCCCGCTCGGCCTCCCGACGGGCAAGAAGTTCCGCAGCCTTACGCTCGGCCAAAGCCTCTGCGTATGCGTCGGGATTCTCGTCCTTACTCGGAAGGTCAGCAGGCACCTCGGGCGAACCCTTGGTTTTTACTGCCGCCTCTCGTTCCCACTTGCGACGTTCCCGTGCAAGCCTTTTGCCTACCAACGCGTCCAATTCCTCTTGGGTGAACGTCTTGGCAGACTTTTCTTCCGGCTGTTGTTCTTGAGCAACAACTTCGGTATCCGGTGCCGCCGTGGCTTCCGGTTCCGGCGCGGACGCAGCCGCTACAACTTCATTTTCGTCAGACATTTTGATTCCTTAAGAATCCCTGGTGAAACGCACCAGTACGGTTAAAGCGTACTAAATTCTATTGTGTGTTGCAAACGTGCAACAATTATGCCCACGGTAGTGGTTTATCCATCACAGGAGGGTTAATTATTTGCTCAAGGTCGTAGGCAACCACGGCCTCGGTTTGTTCCTTGTTAAGGCCACGGGCGTAGACCCATTCTAAAACGTCGGCTTCCGTGAGGTCTGCATAAGGCACAAACGGATCGCCCGCGCCCTCAAACCCCATGCTGCCCTTGATGCTGGCCGTCTTGCCGTCGGCAGACGCGCTGCATGACCATTTAACTGTCACAACAACGTCCGGACGGCCATCCTCGATGGGTTTGACCAGCATACTGTCGACTTTCCATACGCAGCTCATACGGCCTCCATTTGCGTTTCAACCCACGCCTGCGCGGCTTCGTCCCACGCATACATCTTGCCATCGGACGGCATCGGCACAGGCGCCTGCCAATCGGCGTTATCGTTTAGCGTCCAAGACGGGTACGGCTGCGGCGCAATAAACGCATCCAGCGCCGGGTCATACGAATATCCGATCCCCGCATAGCGTTTCCTCATGTTGCCGTTGTAACTGGTTTGCACCCAGTTGCCCCCAAACAGACGCTCGCAAAACGCACGGCCAATGGATTCTTTTTCCACGCCGTTTGCGTCCGAGTTGTCTTTGGTCGCGATTACGATTACTCGCAGCACGACATTGTTTGCGTCCAATTCTGCAAAGTGCGCCATGTCAGTCCCTCAAATGCAAAGCCGTAAGCGATTCTTCGCTACCGGCTAAACCTACTGGAAAAGTGTTAAACGCAAGGCTAATTCGGTCATCGCCCTGCACGGTTTCTACCATGTGCGTAAGGCTTGACGGAAACAGGATCAGTTCGCCGGTCGCCACTTCAAACCACCACGACTCGCTGTTGTATAAATTCCAGTTGTCCGTGGTCAGTTTTATCTGCTGGTATCCGTCGCGGTAAAAGTAAATTTTGTCGCGCTCTTTTGCGGCTTTTAAATACAACACGCCGCTCACGAACGAGTTGGGGTGCGCGTGTTTGTGATGAAACTCGCCGGGTTTTGTGTAATTTAACCAAGACTGCGTAATACGCAACGAGACGGTTTCTTTCGGCGCGTAGATTGCCTTGACGTATTCATCAACCGACGCCTGCACGAACGTCATAAGGCTTGCCAGCGTATCGTGACCCAACACATAGCGGTCGTTGCTCGTCGTGTTGCCCATGTTTTTGTGCGTCGGCTGTGCGGCCACGAAGTCGGTTTCGTTAGCCGTAAAGTCACGACCCAACGCAAACTTGGCAACGGGCGTCGGAAATATGCCGTGTAGGTTCAAGAGTTATACGCCTGTTCAATGCCGCTCAATTGCGCTTCCATTTCTTCCTTCTGACCGGGCAACAAGATGGTGTTAACGGAATCCTCAAACGCTTTGATCTTTTCAATGGTTTCCATCACTTCTTCCATTGAGGGCTGCGGGCGCGGGTCTTCCCATCGAGTAAACCCTACGCCGCCCGTAATCTCCCATTTCGCGCCGGGACGCAAAAGGTGCATTGCTACGTTGATTCCGACCAACTGATACGCTTTCATTAGTTAACCTTCAAAATTACGATGCCAGAACCGCCATTGCCGCCATTTTTTCCAGCCGATGCATCTCCAGCACCGCCGCCACCGCCGCCAGTATTGGCGGTGCCACTTTGCGCTACCACAGAAGGTGTGCCACCGTTGCCGCCGCCACCAGAGCCGCCTGTTCCGGCTGTAATGGCATATACGGCTGATGCGCCGCCACCGCCACCACCGCCGGCATAAGTAACGCTGCTTCCGCTAATTGTTGATGCGGTTCCTGCACCGCCATTCCCAGATGCTGTAGTGCCTCCATTCCCGCCGGATGCTGACGCACCGCCGCCGCCTCCAGCACCGTAATTTGCAACGGAACTTCCCGATCCGCCATTTGACCCTTGCGACGGCGATACTGAAGGGGTATTTCCAGTTCCACCAGTTGTGCCGTTTCCATTAAGACCGCCACCACCGCCACCAGAGCCGCCATTTGCACCATTTTGATTTGGATTTGATGGCCCACTTGAATATCCCCCACCCCCACCACCGGCAGACGTAATGGTGCTAAACGTAGAATCGCCGCCTTTTCCTCCTTGTGCAGCGGTTCCATCTGGATTGCCTGCGCCTCCTGCGCCTACTGTTACAACATATGCAGTTCCTGCGGTAACACTTAATGCCGTTCCTGTGCGGAAACCACCGGCACCGCCACCTCCACCACTGCCTTGACCAAAGGGACTTAATCCGTCCGCTCCACCACCACCGCCGCCCGCTACGACAAGGTAATCCACCGTGGTCGCGCCCGTGGGGGCAGTCCATGTGGCTGTGGATTTGAAAATGATGGGCGTGCCGGTTGGCATTGTGTACGACAGAATTACGATGCCGGAGCCGCCAGCAGAGCCATTTGTAGTAGACGGACCAGCGCCACCGCCACCACCACCGCCGCCTGTATTAGCCGTACCAGCGGTCCCATTTCCATTATTGTTTCCAGCGCCTCCGCCTCCGGAACCGCCTGATCCTGCGGTTCCGGGCGTGCCTAAATTATTTCGTTTGCCCCCACCGCCGCCACCAGCATAAGTGACGCTGCTGCCGGAAATTGTAGAAGCAGTACCTGCGCCGCCATTACCAGCGGCCGCAGAAGCCGCATTTGCGCCTACAGCAGATGCACCACCACCACCGCCAGCACTTTGTACGTTGGCATCCGTGTCACTACCAAAGCCATTTCCGCCGTTATTTCCTTGTGACGGGCTAGTGCTAGGCGTGTTTCCTGCGGCTCCATTTTGAGTGTTTGCAAGATTGAATCCGCCACCGCCGCCGCCAGAGCCTCCGGCGGTTGGCGAAATTGCTGGCTGTCCGGTTCCTCCGGGCACCCCCCCAGCGCCACCGCCAGCAGAAGTGATTGTGCTAAATACAGAGTTACTGCCCGCTGCTGCTTGAGTGCCTCCAGCACCAACGGTAATGGAATAATCCGTTCCGGATGTAACTGCTAAACCGGTGCCAGTTCTAAAACCACCAGCGCCACCGCCACCGCCAGCGCCGCCAACACTATACCCTGTGCCGCTGTAAGCACCACCACCACCAGCGCCAACAACCAAATAGTCAACGGACGTAACGCCAGTAGGCGCAGTCCAAGTGCCAGAGGCTAGGAATTGCTCAATGATGGTGTAGCCGCCAGCAACGACTCGCCCCAACAGCAAATGAAAAATGCCAGACATAATTTAACTCACGTTGCCCGAGATGACGCACACCGTGCCGCTAATAAACAAAATCGTTGCCACGCCTCGGGTAGCAAGCGTCACGCTGGCTTTGGTCGTGTTCGTGCCAGCAATGTAACTGCTGGTCGGATTAGTCGTAATTGTCACGCCGCTTGATGTGTTGTTAAACACAGAAACCACATCACCAGCCGCAAATGTGCTGTTTGGCACTACGATGCTGCCGCTTGTGCCAACGCCAATAAACTTACCAACGTCGGTGGTTGCAAGCGTGTAAGACGATGTTTTGTCCGATCCCGACTGCGGGATATTGCGGTAACCAACGCTATTTGTGCCGTCGACGGTGCAGTTAGACAAATTTCCCGAGGTCGGCGTACCTAAAATCGGCGTGGTAAGCGTGGGCGATGTAGCCAGCACGTTGTTACCAGTTCCGGTGTTGGTGACGCTAACCACGTTTTTGCTGGCGTCTAACGCCAACGCCGTTGACGCAGTAAGCCCCGACAACGTAACCGTGCTAGACGCCGCAACCGTGGTAAACGCGCCCGTGGTCGGCGTAGTTGCGCCAACCGTGCCGTTAATGTTGATACTGGCCGTGCCGGTAAGGTTAGTTACCGTACCGCTGGACGGCGTGCCAAGTGCGCCACCATTAACGACAAACGCGCCAGCCGAACCGGTGTTAACGCCAAGCGCGGTAACTACGCCCGTGCCGGTCGTAATCGTTGACGGGGCAACACCTGCGCCGCCGCCAATTACAAGCGCGTTTGCAGCAAGCAAGCCAGACGATGCAATCGTGCCGGTGGCCGAGTAGTACAGGACGCCGCCGCTAGTGCCGCCCGTAAGCCCTGTGCCACCCGACGCAACAGGAAGGGTTCCAGTTGCAAGCGCTGAAGTGCTAGTTGCATAAACCGCGCCGCCAGACGTAAACGCTGTTAAGCCTGTGCCGCCTCGATTTGTTGCAACGGTTACGCCGTTCCAGGTTGCGCTAGTGATGCTGCCGGGATAATCAAACGTATTTGTCGACCATGAAACATTTGCAGGCGACAAATCATGCCGATCCCATGACCCAGCCGCAGTAGCGTTTGATAACAACGTAACCGTTACATATCCGCCCGAAGGGATGCTTGCAACTAATGTTGAGCTGTTGTTGTTGACTAAAATCGTGCCGGACGATTGGTTATTGTTAAACGTGTACGACGCGCCATTTGGCAACGTGGTTGCATCTGGCAATTGAATAGTTTGCCCGCCAGAACCAGACACTAAAATTGACGGAGCGGACGCAACAGTTAAAACAACGGCAGTTCCCGAAGCAGTAACTGTGGAATAACTGTCAAAAAACGCATTTGCAGTGATGTTTTGGTTGCTATCGCGCAATACGACGCTATTTGCGCCGCTTGATGTGGTTACGCCAGTGCCGCCATTTGCAGCGGCTAACGTGCCAGAAGCCGTGATCGTACCGGACGACGTGATTGGCCCGCCCGTAAACGACAGTCCGGTTGTGCCTCCCGACACGTTGACCGACGTAACAGTTCCCGTGCCACCTGCCGAAATCCACTCAACGTCCGTGCCGCCGCTATTTAGCGCCAACACTTTGCCGTTATTTCCGGCGTACGACGGCAGTAGGTTTATACGCGCATTAGGAGCCGTTGTAGCGCCCGTGCCGCCGTAACCTAACGCAAGGGTGCCTGCAAGCGTAATTGTCCCAGAGGACGTTACCGGGCCTCCAGAGGTGGTAAGGCCGGTGCTGCCACCAGATACGTTAACGGAAGTGACGGTTCCAGTTCCAGAAACCGCAATCCATTCAACGTCAGACGCGCCACTGTTAACGGCCAACACCTTGCCGGCATTAGACGTGTACGACGGCAACAGATTGGTGCGCGCGTCATAGGCCGTGCTTGCCGACGTTCCGCCGTTTGCCACCAACACGGTGCCGGTTACGTTTCCGGCGTTCCCGCTGATGTCACCAGTGACTTTGGAGCCGGCCAGCGAGGTAATCCACGACGGATTGCTATAGGACCCGGTGCTATAGATGCCGTTCGTAACGGTGCCGGCATTGCCGGTTACATCAATCGACCAAGTTCCCGACGCGCCCGAACCCGCTCGAGACGGAACGTCAAGATTGGTGCGCGCATTGGCTGCGGTAGTCGCGCCAGTGCCTCCGTTATCAACATCTAGTGTGCCACCGAGTGTTATGGTTCCAGATGTAGTGATCGGGCCGCCCGTAGCGGTCAATCCCGTAGTGCCCCCCGATACGTTAACGGACGTGACGGTGCCAGCACCAGACGACGTTAAAATGTCGGTAATAGTCGTCTTTTTGGTAACGTCGCTTTGAACGACCGGGACGAGTTCTGCGCCCGTAAGCGTACTAGCGGACGGTAAGTCCGAAATTTTAGTCCCGGCCATGCGTCACCTCATTCAAAAACGACAGTTGCGGCTACAGTTCCGCCCAAAACGACGTACAGACCTTTGTTGAAGTACATCCCACCGTCGCCGCCAAGGTAGCAATACTGGTTTGCAGCGGTCGGGGTGAACGTACCCACCATCGTGGTGTTCGTAGTCGTGCCGTCGAACGTGTCGTAAATTGTAATCGTGGGCGTGCTAGACGCGGCGCTCACAAAAATGCCTTTGAACTTGCCAGCGGCAGGCTTTACCTGCTGAGACGCCGTAATGTAGTGATAAGTAGCCATTTTAATGTCCTATGCGAGGAATCGGAGCTTGTACAGGGTCGACAAATTATGCGAGGAATCGGAGCTTGTACAGGGTCGACAAATACTGCCCAATAATCTCGTCGATGATGTTTTGGATGGCAGTATCGGTTTCTTCACAAACCTTGTAGCGGTTTGCCTCGATCTCAGCGAGTTGGTCTTGCAAAAACTCGGTGACGTTGCTGGTTTTTTTAGCAGACATCAACGAAATAGGGCCAATCAAGCCATGACGGCCTTGATAAGCCTCTGCAAACTTGTCAGCGAGGTCGACAATTGCGTCGTAAAACTCGTTTAACGCAACGTGCTTGGCGTATGAGCGGGTATTGAGATGCACGCTATGCGTGACATCCCGCGCTAGAAAGAACAAGCCTACAAATTCAGCCGGTTTCATTGCATACCCTCGTTCATTTCGGGCATTTCACCCATTCCGCTCATATCACGCTCGGGCATAGCGCCCACGATGTCGCCTGTAGCGACCGCTGCGTGGATTGTACCGCGAACGATGTCTTGAATCTGCTCTTCGTTCATACCGGCCTGCACGGCAGCAATACGGCGAGTCTCGGCTTCGTAAGCCTTGATGTTGGCTTCGTATGCCTTGATCTCGTTTTGCTGCGCCTCGATGGACTGATGCACCGCTTGGAGCATCTGGTGCATTTGATCCATCTCTGCCGACATGGCTTGAATCTGCTGATTGGCCGCCTGTAGCGCCGGGTCTTCCTCGTCCGCCAACAGTTTCGGGTCAATCATCTTGGACAGGCGTTTGCTGATCTCTTGAGCGCCCGGCCAATCCATGTTCTTGACGAACAGGTCGCCTGCCACCTGCCAGAGCTGCGGGTTGCCCTGCAACAGCTGGCCCATAGCCTCCATCGATTCTTGACGCTTGGTCATGTACGACGGGCCGGTGGTCACGCACACGTCGTATTTACCGACGGACGGGTTGTAGATTTTCTCAATCACAACGCCAGCCTGGTCGGTGATCTTGCGAACCGGCTCGGGCTGAGTCGGGTCGATCTTGACCGTGCTGATTTCGCCGTCGATTCCGATGATGCGAGCAATACGCTGCGTGTCGTAAATCTTCGGGATAAGGTCAACGAGTTGACGCGTGGAATAGCGAATGGCGCGAGCCAGGTTGTCTACAAAATGATATGTGCCTGTGTCGCCTTGCTTTTCACGCGCCAGAATGGCTCGACCCGAACGCTCGTTAGACGTGGCGCCTAGGCTG